GCGCTGTAAATTGCAACGTAATAACCCGGCGTGATGATAAGCGAGCCATCAAGTTTAACGCGGTTCGGTTGCGCCAGAGACCCCGCCGTGGTAGCCTCAGTCCAGGCTGTGGTGAAAAGCTCTTCCAGGACCGGAGTACCGGTGAGCCCACAGCCATTGTCCACGACAGCAACAGACGACGGAGCCGAAGCACTTTTAAGCCTGTTTCGTGGAGTGATCGCGGTTGCAGCATCGCCCGCGTCCGCGCCGGTCATCAGTCCGAGAGCCGTTGCGGTCGGGGTCGCCACTGTCGAAGCGTAAGTGACCTCATGTAAAATCAGGTTTTTCCCTGACCCTGTGGGATTCTCTAACACAAGGCCGGTGTAGGTTGTTGCAAATGCCGCCGTGAGTGCTACCGCTGCCTGATTTGCAGCCGTGAACATCCGTCCGGCGAGCACAGCGTCAACGTATTTTCCACCGTAGGGCGCAACAGCCAGATTCCCGTCGCCGTCAAGCCGAACGATTCCAGATGAACCGCTCGACAAAGTTTGTCTGCCGACTTTTCCGTACATATTCCCCTCCGTTACACCTGTGTTAAGGCGTAGATTAACCTCAAATCCTCTTCCCATGTGCCGTCATAGTAGACGTATTGCGCCCCTGTATCGACAGCGTGGAACGTCGACCCCTCCGGCACATCAGTTGAGGGCTTATCGTCAGTTGAAAGCCCATGCCACCGTTTGATTGTGGCAATCAATTTTTCAGCCATAATTCGACCTCATTGGGGGCCGAGGCCCCCGTTCAGGTTTACGCAGCCGTTACTTCCGCGCCTTCTTCCAACGGAACATACCAGATCGACCACGCGACACTCCCGGAATTCCCGGCATCGCAGCAAAGGTCAATTGTGCCCTCGTTGACGACCAAGGGCTGAGCGGGAAGCGGCGCATACCCTGCACCAGCCCCAACCAAAGCATCAGTCACGGTTCCGGTGATTCCATAGAGACATCCGACTTCATCGGCGGTGATATCCAGATCGGCGCAAAGAGCAACGCTTGTGCCCGTGGTGGGGTTCGCCTTCAACTGGGTATTGTTCGACTTAGTCTCGATAATCGTGGTCACTTCCCCGATTATCCCCATGATGGCGACCTTACCGCCGGAAATGGTAAAGATCGCAGCTTCGGCCGTCTGGGGGAGAGTCGCGGTTGCCCGGTCCACCCTGATGCCAAGGCCGATGTCTGCAAGTCTGCCTCGTGTAGATTGATTGTAATACGGCATTATTTATCCTCCATTTCATCAACCAAGTGATGATATGTTACATAGTTTGGATATAGGGGTTTTCCGTCTGTAAATTCAAAGACGGTTTCATCTGCAATCCCGTAGGCGTATTCGATCCATCGTTGCCTCACCGCGTCTTTTGCGTGGTCCGATTGAGACAAAACAGGGATATCGTTGACAAATAGCTGAGAGAGCCGCATTTCAAAATCGATCTGCTCTTTCGTGATCTGCCATTTGTCGCTCGGTCCAACGCCGTGTTCCAGTTCGGTACATCCCCGTTTAAGGATCACCCCCACGTCCGGGCTGATACAATCGTTGACGGCCTCGCGGACCAGCTTGTAATTTTCAAGCCCTTCCTGGAGGCCACGGTTGTAAAAATACCCGCCGTAGTTCGCATTGACACTTTGCCTCACTTCAATCCCGCATTTCGAGGGATGGTTGAGGTCGAATTGCAGACGTTCGAGTTCGAACAGTTGTTTAAGAGTTTTTGGCCTTACGACGACCTTGAAGCAGTCTTGACATCCTACGGGCACAAACCATCGATCACGGGGGAACTGTTTTTCGACAATGTTGTGGAAAGTGATCTCCTTCCACCAAAAACAGTTCGTAATGTATGACGATTTGTTGTGTATCCATGGAGTTTTCCACTCTATAGATAAATTTGCGATAAACTTTCCGTCGCTCCCTCGCATGGAAAGCACGCCCTGCTTCAACAAATGTTCCATCAGTTTGATGACGTTCCTGCCCCGTAGGTCGTCGTAATAGCTCATATTATCCCCCGTGTTTAGGCAAGCAGAGTCGCGGACCTGTTGCCGGTGAATCTCGGTTTATCCAATACCGCGACGGCGTGCATAATCCCCGAAGATGCCGTTGAGTCGACTTCGATAGTCAACCATTCCTCACCGTTAGCCACATCCATCGCAGCCGCGTTGATCTGTAGGATAGCCATTTTGGAGGTGTAAGTCGCGCCAGTGAGGGTCAACCCGGAGGATGCTGTAGCATCGCCCCACGCGGTAAGGACATCCGCACTTGCAGCAGCGATGGCCCCCCCGCCGTAAGCGTACTTAAACGGGATACTGGACGTTTTCGCCCCAGCAGATTCACCGGAATAGACTTTGAGAACTGAGTTCCCGGTAACACTACCGAAGGTCATAATAACGGTGGCCTGATCTGCCAGCATTTTAAACGAATCCATATCGACACCACCCCCATAATTAGCGGATGCCAACAGAGGGATGATTTTTTGAGTTTCTGCGCTCATATCTAAACTCCTTTCATGCCGGGCGAACCCGGCTTATTGGTTATTAGCGGGCTTCCAGAACCACAAAATGGGACTGGGTGAAATTAGCGCCACCCTTATACGGGGTCAGCGCAGTTTTCCGCACAGGCTGGCCATCCACCCTCATGACAAAACGGAAAACGCTCTCGTCATAAAGGAACTGTACATGGATAGACATATCCGACTGAATCCCACCCTTCTCGGCCAGAAGATATCCGTTGGTGAAGTCGGCAAGGATGATGTCACCCAAATCGCCCAAAGTCGGGCACTGCTCGATTGGGATTATTGGGCGTCCATACAGGGTGTCATACGGGGAGTTGGACAACCCACCTGCGGGCATGTAAACCGGGACACCGCCAGTACCAACCGCGAGGCTCATGGTATGCAATTGCGGTTCGACGTTCTGGTTGACCAACCAAACGGAATTGGACCTTGAAGAGGCAAACAGACGGGAACGCATTTTGACGATATTCTCTGCCACAACCGTGTCCGCAGCCTGACCGGTTTCCTTCGAGACTGTGACCTTGCACCCCGCGTTCAGAATCCCAAGAGGCTGACCCGCGCCGGTTCCGTTGATAATCGCGTCGTCCAAGAGGAAGCCAAACTCAGAAGCAAACGCCTGTCGCAAAAACCCTTCAAGAGCAGAAGCGTCGGCCAGGAGTTCATCCGTCGCGTAGCAAAGCCCGATCAATTTCTTGAGGCTCAGGTTGATTTCCCTGAATTTCGGGGTAGACGCGGTTTTCTGAGCCGCCTCGTCCTTCCAGTAGCCCACAATACCGCCATAACGGGTAGACGCCCGGCTGGTCTCGTCAACGCCGTGCATTTTCATGGAATTGGCGTTACCCGAAATCTGGATCTTCCGGCACATCGGGGCCAGTTTCCCGGTCTCGAAAACCTGCTGCAAGAGCTCGTTGGAAAAATCGGTCTGGACTAGGAAACCACCATCTGAGGCCACGGATTCCCCAAGGCCGGTTGCAGCGTTGTAAAGCCTGGGGTCAACGTGACCACCAGGGCGGCTTGCGTGCATAACCGCTGCCATCTGCTCGCCGAACGATTTGAAGGTGTCTTTCGACTTCCGATCCTCACCAACTTCGATCTTTGTGTCTTTCGGGACAGTCAGAGGCTGGGCCGGGGTTTCGAGCCTTTTGGAAATCCGCTCCTGGCGTTCGAGAGAAGCAACAATTTTTTCGTATTCCTCGACGGTGTCCAGGATCTCATTTTTGAGCACCACTTCGGTATCGGTGAGGTCGCGGTTCTCGTTGACTGCCTGTGCGTCGATATCGCCCGATTTGGCCATCAACGCCTTGATATCGTCCCTATATTGAGAGATAGTCTTCATTTAATCCTCCTTGCGGCAATAAAAAACCCGCCAACATCTAAAGGCTGCGGGTCAAAAAAGCCGATTGTTGTTAAGTGGTTATGCCTTGTGGGGCGCTACCTGCTCCGCTTTGATCAAGAGTGCACGCGCACGATCTTTCACCTGCTTCGGTTGCTCAACGTCACGAGGAGCCGGTTTCCCCACGTCGCGCGGGGTCTCCACCGATGCTTGAGGGGTTTCAATAGAGGTCTCCACGTCGCGCGGAGCCTCTTTCTGATACCCATCGGCCAAAATCGCTTTCGCCTGCTTGATGCTGCACCCTACGTCACGCAGGGCACGCTCCATCTCCTTCTCTGTGGGAGATTGCCTGTTCTCTAATAGAGCGTTAGGCACGTTATTGAACACGGAGAGGTCAAATAAAATCTTTGCCTTGGCCTCTGTTTTTTCATCCAAATCCTCTATTTTATCGACAAAACCGGCCTCAAGCGCCTCTTGCGCCGTGTACCAGGTCTCGGCGGTCATAATTTCTTTGATTTCGTCGATCTCTTTCCCCGTTTTGTCCGCGTACATCTCCGCAATGGTCCCTTGCATCTTGTCCAGGAGGTCGGCGGTTGCCCTCATGTCGTCCGCGTCACCTATCGCAATTGACCAGGGGTTGTGAATCATCAGAAACGCATTCTTTGAAATCCGCACCTCATCGCCCGCCATCGCTATTACTGAGGCATAAGAAGCCGCCAAACCGTCAATATGGGTGACAATCTTCGATTTGTGCTGCCGAAATGCGTTATAAATGGCCGCACCGTCGAACACGTCACCGCCGGGACTGTTTATTCTCAGATGGATAGTCTTTGCGGTCTGGCTGTTCAGGTCTTTAATAAACGGCTCAGCCTCAACCCCAAAGTATCCAATCTCATCGTAGAGGTATAAGGTTGCCTCGTCGGTTTTGGCTTCGATCTTCGGCTTCGTCTTCGCCTTCGGGCGAAATAGGCTCCTCGGTTTCATTTGGTTCTCCTTGATTGATTTTCCCGGCGTTTTCCAATGTGGTCATATTTAATGGGATTAAATGGACATCCCCGCCGTCCACGGGGTCGTAATCCTCTTTCTCGCGCACTTCGTTGATCGACATAGCGCCGATCCCCACCATTGCCCTGTAAAATTCGGCCCGGTCCTTACTGCTGCCCCTTAAAAGCCCCTCGAAAACGTGTTTGAAATAAAGCCCGGCCTTTTGATCAACCTCCCTCAAAAGTTGCATATTGAGGTTCTGCTCAAGCCTCACAGCCCACGGAAGCAGAGCATCAATGACGTAGCTCAGTTGCTCCTGCTCGATGTTGTTAAAGCTCGATTTAGTTAGATCTTTGAGCTTGTGGGGCGGTAGGTTGAACCATCTCGCGATTTCCGTAATGTGAAATTGCCGGGATTCAAGAAACTGGCTGTCGTTTGGCGGCACCCCGATACTTTGGAATGTCATGCCCTCTTCGAGGAGCATTAATCTGTGAGACTGGCCGAGGCCGCTGTAAGTATCGGTGAGAGAGTTCTTTAAATTCTTGTGTGTTTCCTCGCCCAACTTCCCGGGGTGGGTCACGATCACTCCGGGGTGAGTACCGGCCCCGAAGTACCTTTCCCCAAAAGTCTCCATCGACATACCGAGAGAGATGGATTTCGCCGCCATTTGGACGATGGAATAGCCCGTAAAGCCGTCAAAACCTAATCCTGGTATGTGCAGAATGTTTTCGCGGGTCATCGTCAGGTTTTCGCCGCCGACGGTGATCTGATAGACAAGCTCCCCGTCCTGCATCCGCACCCTGACACGGTTCGGGGTGATCGGCCACAACGCGACGATGTCCCCGTAGCCGTTCCGCTGCTTCTCCGCATAGCCATTCCCCCATGCCAAAATATGGGATATCAGACACTCCCTGACCGCCATCGAGGTCATGTAGGGGTTCCCGACGCTGTGGAGCACCCGATATAAGGGGTGTTCGGTTGCGTATCGCTTAGTTTTGTCCCGCCGCTGCATCAAATGAAGAGGGAGACTTGCGAGCGTGCCGGAGATTAAAGAGACTGCGTTAAAAACCGCTGAATAGGTGAGGGCTGTATATTCATTGACATCTTCACCCGACGCGGAGCTGCGCACGTTCCACAAGCCGGGGTTCCACGCCTTCTCGCTTGATACGGCAAGGTTCAGCACAGCGCGCCGGATCGCGTTGTCAATACTTCTGAGGATAGACAATTCAGCCTCCGTTAAAGTGCCATTCGTGATTTCATGTCGCTGAGTGTCATCCCCGTGTAGACACTAGGCAAATCTTCAATCTTTTTACTCCGACCTTTTAAGCCGAGTGACATCGCTAATGCCACCGCGCCGTCGATTCTGAATCTGCTTTTGCTCTTGTCCAGTTTTTTATTCCCCGCCGGATCGCTTATCGCCATCGCATTCGAGATATTCCATGTGAGGACAGGATGCCCGTCATGGATCAGTTTTCTTTCGAGCACCGAGACTTCCAGGGCGTCAACAGCGGGTGACATATCCTTAAAACCCTGCCCCCAAGGAACCAACCGGATCGCGCCCGATATGGGGTCGTCCTTCCCCTCGATGTAAACGTCAAGCCCCACTCTCTGGCAGGCGTTGACAAAAGCATCAATCGCCCAACGGTCGAATGCGATGCCGAGGATTTCATAATCCTGGTTGATCTTTAAAATTCTCTCTGCCACCCAATCGTATTGGACCGCACGTCCCGGCGTCGTCTCTAAAACCCCCATTTTCACCCATGTTTTGTAGGGCACCCGGTCCCGTTTTTCGTGCTCGTCAATTGAGTCTTCCGGCTTCCAGAACCAACACCTCACGATGTCTTTCTCGCCGTCCGAGATCCCCGTTAAGGTCGTGAGGTCCGTTTTCCCCGATAGGTCAAGCGCCAGATAAAGCCCCGTGTCGGGCTCAATCTCTGTGTCCCCCTTACACCCGAACCATTCCGCTCTCGGAATCAGAGGCGATTTTGCATCCACGCGCTGGTTGAGATAGAGGTTCCGGAAAGACGCTTCAAATGTTGGCATCCGCTTTGCGCGTCCTGCCGCCGTTTTCATCTCGGAGAGGGACCGGAATCCACCCAATGCCGGGTTAGCGAGCTTCCATATTTCCTTGTCCGTGAAAATCTCGTCGCCAGCGTCATCTGGGACAGCGTACAAATGACAGACCGTGGAGGGGTCTTTCATCGACACGCCGTCATCAATCAGTTGAGAAAGTATGTGCTGCGGGTCTTTACTCTGAGTCGAAATGACAATAAAGAGCGGTTCTTCACCCTCGCCGGTCCTGGCCCCCATGGAGGTGTCAAGGGCGTCGTAAAGTTCGCGGTTTTTCGCTTGGGCGAGTTCGTCAAAAATTACGACCGTCGGGTTATACCCGTATTTCGTCCCGGCTTCCGCGCTGACTGCCCGGTAAAAGCTCCCGGTCCGGTAAGCCACCATCGTTTTCGTTGAGTCGATGGTTTTAATTTCAGCATCAAGCTCAGGGTCCGCGCGGACAATCTGTGAAGCATATTTGAAAACAATCGCTGCCTGATCGCGGTCATTCGCGGCTGAGTAAATTTCGCCGTTTTCTACACATTCAGGGCCCACAAGGTGAGTCAAGACAAGGCACGCAGCCAGCCCGGTTTTCCCGTTTTTCCTTGCCACACTGAGGATCGCCCGCCGCAC